TCTAAGTTTGCTCTTGGAATGTTTATTAGGGCATCAGGGAATTCGTGGTCAAACTTTACGTATCTATCTGGATTAAAATAGCTTAAGTAATGTCTTTCTTCCATAGATGGTGCATTTTTTAAATCAAGTTTGACAACTCCATTCCACTGATTGTCATCCGGATTTCGGATAATTTGTTTTATAGTGTATACTTCTTTAGTAGAGTTATTTAATATTCTGTCTCCTACTTTTGGCTCTATAAAAGCAAAAGGAAGTAAAATTAATGATTTATCTGCCCTGTTGGGTATAAAAGACAATTGGTGCCTTCTCAATACCCTTTCTATAAGTTCCATACATTCAGAAATACTTAAACAACCTTCAGTCTGAGACTTTCTCCTAAGCTCAAATTTTTGACGCTCAGGATTAAAGTACTGAAGGTACGTGTCTCCAAAATTAGGTAGCTCTGAATCCGAAATGCTCATTTACAGAAATATCTCCCTTTAATGTAAAGTCGGTGCCTCCAGTTTGGGGCCTACCGTCTTTAATATTTCTTTCTTCCACAGCACATTTATAAAACTCTATTCTAGAGTTATCGCCTTTTATAGCTGTAGAGTCTTGTACTTTAAAATACTTATTTATAACAAAAGGTTGCTTTACTTTTTCAGTAGCTTCATCATAATCTAGCTCTAAAGCAAAATCAAATTTAGATATTGGCTTATTATGCTTTATAATAAGGTTTTTCTGCTGAGTAGAAATTAGTCCAGGATTTGAGCCATACTCAACTCCAAGTATACCTAGCCAGAAAAACCCTTTTACAAGATAATCAGTAAACAGGAACCCAGTATTTAAACATCTTGTGCATGTGTGATTTTGTGTGGTTCCTTCCATAGGATCGCAACCACACCTAGAATTAAAATTGGCTTGGCGAAGGCCAAACCACTGAAATCCAATAGGTATATCAGAGCTAGGAAAAAGCTTACTAGGCTCTCCAGCTAGTGACTTAATAACATCTCTTATATCTGGTAAGTAGTCCAAGTATTATGCACCTTGTCTAAATCTAAGTATTCCTGTAGCCGCCCACGCAACTGAGAAATCTCCGTTAGTGCTAGTAGCCTCACTATCAAAAGCTAAGTGACAAATTAAGTTATTATCAGCCATACCAGAGTAGTAAAGCACAACACCCGAAGCTGTCATAGACGTGTTAGCGATAGTAATATCACTAGCATCAAACTTACTTTCTACGCCGTCAGCTGTGACCTCTGTTCCAGTTACAAGATAGCCTCCAGCAGTGTAGTTACTGTTTCCGTCTACACTTTCATTAGGAGCTACATGTGTTAAATAGTTAGTATCACCTGTAACATTAGGTACATAACTACCTGACACGAACACCGCGTAAATGTTTGTGTCACTTTCTAAATCTATAGCACCTGTTGCTATAGACTCATGAAAACATCTGTATATAGTTGCCATAAATTTTTACCAAATTGGGTTATTTGTTTTAGCCCTTCTATTAAGCCAAATATTAGAGACAGGTAAGTGATCTTGCTTGTACACGTACTTGCTATCTGTATAGCGACCGTTAACATCCCACCAAAGTCTGTTAATGTTACCAGCTGCCATGTTGTAGGTGTTAGCCATGCTCCCAACTTTAAATTGCCAACCTCCTACTAAAGCTTCAAAAGCATCATCTTTGGCTTTCTTATACTTTGCTACCTTCATAGCAGTTCTGCCGATAATGTTGTCTATTGAAACATTTAAGTCACCTAGTTGTCTTCTTGTCCCTGCTACAACATACTTAGAATATTCAGTGTCCTCCATCAAATCTAAGATTGTACTGTAGACAATAAACTGCTTAGCCGCGTAACTTGGCGAACCTATATCAAACAACCTTCCTACTTTTTCCCATGCCCAAATACTATTCTTAAATAGTAACGCAGAAATATAATCGTCTGTAAACGTATCTGCTACTTCCTGTACTTCTCTTGCTACAGTCTTAACACCATAAATTTCGGGATAAAGTTTTGTAGTTATAGAATACTTTAAACCTCCCCCGTAGCTATCACCATCAGAAGATTGTATACCATCTAATAGACTAGCTTGTATACCTAAGTTTTTAGGGAGTTCTGTATTAAACGTTACCAGTAAATCGCTACCTGTTACTGATACTGTGTAGTTAGGTATTTCACCTGTACCTATTACAGATCCACTTGCTAAATAATCTGTAGTATCAAGTAGTGGGAAAGTATCTACTTCAATCCATTCTTCATAGTCTGCAGAACCAGTGTACAGGTTTTCTGTAAATGTAAATCTAATTGTGTTATCCCCAGTAAGAGTAACATCCAATCCTGATTTATTATTTTTAGGTCTTATTTTATCTACAGTAAAGTCATAACCTAACGCTTTAACATTAGTAGGTAAAAATAACTCACCTTCTAAAGTAAGGTTAGATGTTTGTTTTTCTAATGTAGTATCTATTTGATAAACAGTATCCCCTGTGCTAAACTCTATAATTACTGTAGCTGTTAAAGCACTAGCATCAGCGCCTTTTAAGTTGTAGCCCAAACTCATATCAGAACCTATAATTAAGATTCTGAATTCTGCATTTTCTTTAAGAGAAGTAGAAGGAAGTAAAATTACTGTTTTGTTATCTGTAGAGCTCACACTTACAGAAGATGGCACAACAGATCCCGAAGCAATATCCACAAGAGATATAACATTGCTTGTAATGGTAGTAGTATCTAGAGCTCTATCAAAGGTTAGTTCGATAGATTTATTAATAAAGTAATCTGTTGCGCCATGAGATGGTGTGCTAGAGCTAAATACTACCATAATATATTACCTTGGTTCTAGTAATGTGTCAGGACAGCTGCTATACTTATCCATGTCCTGTAAAAGTTTTATAATCTTTTCTCTGTTTTTGTACTCTGTTTCTTTCTTAATACAGTACCTTGCAACTTCCTTAGCTGTCCAGTTCCTATCTGTGCCATTCTTAAATATCTTTCTAAACTGAATAGTAGACTCACTCTTTGTATTATTAGTATCTAATCCGTAAGTCTTTAACAGGTGCCAGTACTCATCAAGTACAGATTCATCTTTATCTATAGGTGGTATATACTTCTCACCTTCTAATAAAATCCCATTAGATATAGCCTTTTTTATCTTTGCTATTTCTTCTTTTGTAACATCAGAAGGGACAGTAAAGGAGTAGTTATCAGGACTTAGCCAAAATCTTCCTATTCCTAAAAAAGTCTCTCTTTTCTGATTTAAAGAAAAAACTTTATCAATTATAGATGTGTCTTCTATAGTGCTAGTTGCTACATCTTGTGACATTTCACCTATCAAAGAAGTAGGTTCTACTACAGGTTCTTTTGTTTTTGCTGATCTTCTTTTTCTTGTCGCCATAATCAATCCTAAAAGTTAGGCAGGGGAAAGAAAGTACCTTCCCCCCACCTAGGGTGTCATAAAGGTAGCGATAAAAAATATGACACCAGTTCACTACGCCTCAGCGTAGCACGGTCCGCCCTGCACAATAATCCAGGGCACCTTTTTAATTTAATATTCATTCTCTTATAGTATTGCGATCTACTTATATACTATTATACGCTGTAGATAAAAAAATAGGCCAGTCACTTTTTGTGACTGACCTTTTTTACTAGCTATCTAGTAGCTATGCTGTTACCTTTAGAGGCCTAAGTTTGTGGTTAAGTTCTCATCGCCAGAAAGCGGGGAACCTAGATCGCCAGTCGCGTAATCAACAGTGATGCGATCAGCGAAGTCGACATTCTTAGCAATCTTGATGTTCTTGAGGAGGCCGATGCCGCGACCGTCGTTCATGACCGCTAGGCCATAACGCTCACGCATCTTCATCTTCATGATATCACGAGCCGGATCGTTCCACTCGTCGTTCGTGACGTCTTCATCAACAACAATCATTCCTAGCTCGCTAACGTCACAGAAGACAATGTCCGTGAGGTTGTTTGAAGCTGAGAACGGCATGTACGGCGAAACAATGATGTTAAAGTTCGACGGGAAGATAGACGGTATACGCGAGAATGTAGTCGCAATGTTCTCAGGGCTTGAGACATACGAGTTACGGTTAAGCGAGGTCTGATTCCATTGAGCACCAGCGTTACCGGCGTTACCTTGCGGTAGCTGCCATAGTA